AGGCCGTGCAAAGATCCTTTTGAACCTCTTTTGTCTACTGTACCTGATATATCATATGGATCACAGCCAAAAGCACCAACGTGTTCATTTGAAGGATAATTAGTTCCATATTTAGAGTATCTTTTATTTTGCATCTCTGCGTCTGGAACCCAAGATATTAAAAACCTTCCGTCATTGTTAGGCACAAATATAACATTAGTATCTTGTTCAGCATTTTGCCATTGAAAAGATCCTTTAGTTACACTTAAAGAATTTTTTAAATCTTCATTATAATCTATTTGTTCATAAATTTTAGTTAGATTAAATAAAGATTCTTTAGATTCATCTCTAAAAGCGTGCTTAGTAGTTCTTGGAAATTGTCTGTAAAATTCATTTAAAGCGTCTTGATCTTGCTTAAGACCTTCAACTTCATTATCCCAATACTCTATTACACCTAAATCTATTGTTTCACCCTGGGGTCCTTGCCTTGGTTTTTTTGGCGTGTCGAAGACAGGTAGTCCATAAGAATCAATGTATCCTTCGTAATTCCACTCCATAGGTATAAACAAGCTATATAATCCAGAGCGAGTTTGTCCATTCGCGTTTCGTTGAGTGACGTCTGAGTCATTGTATAGTTTTTTAAAATTGTCACCGCCTTTGTCTAATGAATTACTAGTTGAACCCATCATGCATTTACCTATGACTCTACTACCTAATCGTAGACACGTTTTCGTAACCCTCCAGTTGTTGAGGATGTTCGTCGGACGCTCCCATTTACCGCTCTCGTCGTGGACGAGTAACCTGAGTTTCTCACCGTCGTACGAGTTGTCACCGGTGTTCTTCCAGTCGATCGTGGTGTCAAGCCCGTCGAGTTCTCTAAGCGTCTCGTTGTTCTCAAGCTTCTTACGGGTGTATTTTGTCGCGGGTACTCTGTACGCAAGTTCTGTCTTGGGGCGGTCCATACCGTCCTGAATTGGTTTGAAAAAGAAGGGGTAATTAACTGATATCGGTACAACCTTGTCCGTAAACATCTTCTTCGCGTCTGGTCCAGACTTTGATAATATTCCAAACCTAGAGTCGCTTGATATGGTTGCCATATTAACGCACTCCCCGGACGCCATAAATGAAAATCCAGATCGTCTATTTTTAAGGTAGCACATTCCATATGACCTATGATCGGCCTTACAAGCTTCCCAGAATATGTAGAATAATCTGTTTGATTCCCTAAAATCTGGTTGCCCAACATCAATTTTGGACCACTGCAAGTACATATAGTGAGTACCAGTAAGGTAAGTAGCCACATTCTTATTATAGAACCAAAAGCCTTCTTCCCTTCGGACGAACTCATTATCGATGTAATCATACCATTTTTCTTTAAAGTCTAGTGGATATTGTTCCCAATCAAATACTGACTTTATTTTTTTTAATATTTTAGGATATTCCGTGTATTCCCACCTGTTAGTTTCAAACTTATGTAGATTCTTAGCTATTGGTAAAGCTATTTTTAAGTTTTGTATTTTGTATATATCACCTATTGTACCGTCTTTACTTATAACAATAATGTCGTGCTCTTTGTTATAACCGTACTCCCATTTTTTATAACGGTTCATACGTTTTAAAACCTTAGGCTTTATGTGATCTTTTAAAATTTTATATAACGCTTGTTCGTACATTATTTCTTAGATCTTCCTTCAGCAAAACCTTTAAAAGTTCTTTCTTCTTTAACTTCTTTAGGTTTTTCGTTTAATAAGTTTTCTTCTTCTTCAATGCGATTAAGTATTTCAAAGGCATCGAATATAGCTAGCTTTTTTGTGGCCGCTGCGTTTTTAAGTCTGTCAGCTGATATGTCATCATCTGAATCAACAATAGCTTCTTTAGCTACTTTGATTAACTCCTCAACTGCTCGCTGCCCAGCTTGGATTATATTCTTCTTCGTTTCCTTGGTGTTCATACTTAATTACAATATCATTAGATTTCATACAGTAAAGTCTCTTTCCTTCAACTAAAAACTCCCATTCACCATTAGGTGTATAGCCAACTAGGTCTCCTGGGTTTATTTCTAGCGATTCTAAGGACTTATTACCATATTT